GCTGAATTAGAAAAGCGTGTAGAAGCATTAGAAGCAATGATAAATGAACGTGCGTTAACTGGCGGCGAAAAACGCAGCAGAGAAGCTAATGTCAAAAAACTTAAAAAACACAAAAGTGATTTTGAGGATCGTTATGGCGATGATGCAGAAAGTGTAATGTATGCAGTAGCTACAAAACGTGCCAAAGGCGAAAGTAAAGAAGTCGACGATATAAAATCTAGACTATTAGATGCACTAAACAAAAAAATGGGATTATAAATGAAGTTACTTGACATATTACTAGTTGAAACAACACTGGCAAACATGCGTCCAGGTGACGTAGTTGATCGCAGAACTACTGATACAAATCTAGTAATTGAAGTTCAGCGTCAACTAAAAAGACACAGACTAGTAGGTGGAGAACTTACATTTAATAACGGTCAAGCTGTTTGGAGTATTGACCGTGGCATGGCATGGACTGGTCCTGAAGATGGCGTTTGGTCTCCTGCTATGGATCAGGCTGTTAGAGCATGGCATGAAAGTATAAATGCTCAACTTGCTTCAACTAGAGCTAATGCACCGTCACAACAATTAGAAGTAAACAACAGTATTGGTCACGAAGATCAACAATGGCTCAGAGCAGATCTTGATCCACAAGGATTATTAATAAGAGCAGATGATCCTGAAGAAAACGTAGAAGCAGTTGATTTAGGAAATTGGGCATTTAGTCGTCAATTAGTAAACCAAGATGTTAATACTGTTAATGACGCACAAACATTCCTTAGTGGTATCGGCGAAAGTGGATGGATCTCTATACTTACTTTTTACTCCAACAGAATTTATGGTAGAGAAGATGGATCATTTTCAAAAAATCGTCAACAGCGTTTAGCTGAAATACAACGTTGGCTTACTGAATACATATTTAGAGCAGCACCGTCAGGTGATCAATTCTTTACTTGGTATAATAGAGCCGAAGCAAACGTATTCCGTGAAAACTTTCCAATCGAAGCATCAGATCAGAATGGTGCTAACTATCAAAACCTTGTAAGAATGATGGCAGAAAAACAAGGAGTTGCTGCTGGTTCGGTTCAGTTAACTGTATGGCCAGAATGGATGGGAAATTTTCCACGTTGGGAACCAACAGATTTTTGGAAAGTATTGTATCTACACTTTGCAACAATTGCAACAATAGCATTTAACAACAACGAACAACTTACACAGCAACGTGCAACTGATGCTGCTGAAGATGCAGCAGCTAGACGTCAAAACGATACTATTAACCTTAGCAGCAATGATATTCAAAGTGCAGCTCAACGTTTTTATGATGCAGTTGACGGACCTGGCACAGATGAAGATGCTATAGGCGAAGTTTATGCAACTTTGAGAAATGCATTGGATTACGATGCATTAGAAGATTACTGGAGAGATAATTTTTCTGCACAACGTAATGGCGAAACAATGGACGAAGTTGCATTGGGCGAATTAAGTTCTGCAGATTACGATCTTTATGTTGTAAGATATCTAAGAGCTATTAGAAGAATTGCTCCTGAAAGATTTTTTTCAACAATTAACTTCGGCGACCAAGATTCTATAACTGTTACAATTCCATCTGATGTACCGAGCATCGGCGGTAACGAATATATAATTTCAAGCACACTAGGACCAAACAGTTCTATATCAATTGATCCTGATGTTAACGGAAGAATACAAGAAGACACAGTACTACGTGTAGCAGTTACAGAATCGGGTGCAACTGTTCCTGATTTATTTGTTGAACCAACACAAGGACAACAAGCAGCCGCAGCCGCAAGATTTGTTGAAGTTATGAATGGATATGCTCCGTTTATGCATAGATACTATGTAGGTGATGTTCCGTTTGAAGGCACTGATTTAGCTACTATAGGTATGTTTAGATTAAGAGCTATAGTTGATAGAATTATACTTTTTGGTGCTGCTGATCCAACTAGTATGATCATTGACGAAATTGACAGTGACATTAGATTTTTAGTAGGAACTTCTCCAGATGATGAAAATAGAGCAGCAAATATCTATTTTGATCCGCTGTATCAAAATGAAGGTGATTTTGATGGGTTTATTCCAGAAGGAGAAGAACCTCTTGAATTAAGTGACGAAGCAGAAGAATATATACAACGTTTCTTGGGTAACGAAGAAATGGTTTTTGAAGCAACAAGAGAATTAGTCGATTTACCTAATTTTAAAGATTTATATGTTGACGAAATATATCCTGGATTTTTCCAACAAGTGCGTAGACCTTTAGAACGTGTAATAGGAAATCGTAGCACAGTAAGAGATGCACACGAAGGTACATTAGATAATACTGCATTTGCAATTATTATCAGAGAGCTTGACAGTGTACCACTAGCAGCACCAAAAACATATGCTAATTTCTTAACCGAAGTTTTAAGATCTGATAGAAGTGTTGTTGCTACTGTAGGTGATTTAGTTGCCGGCGATAGCCCAGAAGAAGAATTACTTGGATATTTAAATCGTATAACAGATCAACAAACATTTGAGAGAGTTGATCATTACTACGATGGTGATTTATTGGCTGATATTATTGCATTTGATTTAGATGATGCAGATATAGAAAGATTAGCTAGACAATGGGGACAAAACAGTGTTATTGATCCTAACACAGCCGAAGATGTTTCTCCTGAAGTAACAGAGGCTGTAAATAGTATTGTGTTAGGCATTGACGAAATAATCAGTGACGAAAATCTACAAAGACTTGATGAATTAGAAAATCTTGAAGATGTTAGAGCAGATGTTAGAGAAGCATTAAATGCATTATTTGACAACGAAAATATGAGTAGCATTTGGGAATCTGATAGAGAGCCCGGCGACAATGATCTTGCAGCGGCAAACCGTATGATTTCTCGTGTACGAAGAACACTATCAGAAAGAGCAAATTCAAGCGAAGGAAGTGATGTAATACTAATACGTACTATCTTTACCGAATTTAATAGATTTGCAGAAGTATTGCTTTCAACACTGTCAGATCAAGCTCGTCGTGATGCTGAAAGAGCATCACTTGGCATACAATAAATTATTGACATTTCTGTAAATTTATCTTATACTTAACACAACAATAAGGAGTAATGATCTATGAGCGATCGTGTGTACGGGCCTGAAGAAAAGGCCAAACTAGAACGTCTAGTAAAAGAAGGTGTAACTGTACTGCAAGAAGTAGAAGATCTACAAGCAGGACTTAAAGATACTGTAAAAGCAGTAGCAGAAGAACTAAACGTAAAACCAGCTTTGATTAACAAAGCAATCAAAATTGCACAAAAACGTGATTGGGATAAGCACTATGATGCGTTTGATGATCTTGAAACACTTATCACCACACTTGGCTATGATAAATGAACAAAATTTTAAGTTTTTGGGCAAGTAGTTATCATTCAGATAAAATTGCTTTTTTCTTTGAATTAATAAGTTTTATATTCACAGTAGGTGCTAGTTTAACACTAGCACTTAATGCCGATGCACCTGATATGCGTGTGGTATATCCGTTCTTTTTTATAGGAAGTGTTACAGCAGTGTATGGCTATTATCGAAGAACACTAGCGTGGCCTATGATGTTAACAACATATTTCGGATTTGTAAATGTATTCGGATTTGGTGTTGCAATGGGTTGGTGGTAATAAGTATTTTAGAGTCGCTCACTTACGAGCAAGTAGAAGGTTAGTTGGCCAGTAAACAACAAGGAGAATTAGATGCCGTATGTAGACGGATTTTTTGACAGAGATGCTGATACTATTCACGTGGTTGAAAGACGTGATGGTAAAAGACATTATCAAGACTATCAAGCAAAATATACATTTTATTATGAGGACCCAAAAGGCAAGTACAAAAGCATTTTTGGCGATCCACTAGTACGTGTGGTATGTAAAAATACCAAAGACTTTAGAAAAGAACTTGCCATTAATAAAGGCAAGAAAATGTTTGAATCGGATGTAAATCCAATTTTCCAATGTTTAAGTGAAAACTATCTTAACCAAGATGCACCTAAACTAAACGTTGCATTTTTCGACATTGAGACTGACTTTGATCCAGAGCGTGGCTTTGCTGATCCAAGCGATCCGTTCATGCCCATTACTGCTATTACTGTACACTTGCAATGGCTGGATGCACTTATTACATTTGCACTTCCTCCTAAAACATTAAACATGGAGCAAGCACAAGAAGAAGTCAAAGATTTTGATAACACTTATTTGTATGCTAACGAAGGTGATATGCTACAAGCATTCCTTGATGTTATTGAAGATGCAGATATTATCAGTGGCTGGAACAGCGAAGGTTATGATATTCCGTACACTGTAAACCGTGTTTCACGAGTGTTAAGCAAAGATGATACAAGACGTTTTTGCTTGTGGGGTCAGTTACCTAAAAGACGTGAGTATGAAAAGTTTGGCAAAACTGCCGAAACGTTTGATACTATTGGGCGTGTGCATATGGACTATCTCGAACTGTATCGCAAGTACACTTATGAAGAACGTCACACTTACAGACTAGACGCTATTGGCGAAATGGAAGTCGGTGAGAACAAGACTGTGTACGAAGGCACACTTGATCAGCTGTACAACAACGACTTCCGTAAATTTATCGAATATAACAGACAGGACGTTGCACTACTTGACAAGATTGACAAGAAGTTGCGTTTTATTGATCTAGCAAACGAAATTGCACATGATAACACTGTGCTATTGCAAACAACTATGGGTGCTGTTGCTGTTACAGAACAAGCAATCATTAACGAATCTCATAACAGAGGATTGCAGGTTCCTAACAGACGAGACCACGAAGGCAATACTGCGGCAGCAGGTGCTTATGTTGCGTTTCCTAAAAAAGGTGTGCATGAATGGATTGGTTCAATGGACTTGAACAGTCTGTATCCAAGTATCATTCGTGCAATGAACATGGCACCAGAAACTATTATCGGTCAAATTCGTCCAGACTTAACAGATGAGTTTTTGCACAATGCAACAACATTGGAAAAGAAAAGTTTTGCTGCCGCTTGGGAAGGCAAATTTGGCACACTTGAATACGATGCTGTAATGGAGCAACGCAAAGATGTTGCACTAACACTGGATTTGGAAGACGGTACCAGTCACGTATTAAGCGGTGCTGAGATTTATAAGTTGATTTTTGATAGTCAGCAACCGTGGATGCTCAGTGCCAATGGTACTATTTTTACTTGGGAAATTGAAGGAGTAGTACCAGGTCTACTCAAGAGGTGGTATGCAGAACGAAAAGAACTACAAGCTAAGAAAAAGAAAGCAATCGAAGCAGGCAATGCTACTGAGATTGCGTTTTGGGACAAGCGACAGCTGGTTAAAAAGATTAATCTTAACTCTCTTTACGGGGCCATTCTTAATCCTGGTTGCAGATTTTTTGACAAAAGGATAGGACAGAGTACTACACTTACTGGTAGACAGATTGCTAAACACATGGCAGCTGAAGTTAATAAGATCGTTACAGGCGAGTATGATCATGTTGGTAAAGCTATTATTTACGGCGACACTGACTCGGTATACTTTAGTGCATATCCTGTATTAAAAGACGAGATCAAAGCAGGCAGTATACCCTGGGGTAAAGACAATGTAATTACATTGTATGATCAAATCTGTGAACAAGCTAATACTACATTTCCAGACTTTATGAAACGTGCATTTCATTGTCCAAGACCACGCAGTGAAGTAATTGCAGCAGGACGTGAAGTTGTTGCCGATACAGGGTTGTTTATTACAAAGAAACGTTATGCAGTACGTGTGTATGATTTAGAAGGTGATAGAACAGACAAAGACGGTAAACTAGGCAAAGTTAAAGCAATGGGTCTTGATTTAAAGCGTAGTGATACGCCGGTGTTTATGCAGGATTATTTAAAAACACTACTTGATATGGTGTTGGATCTAAAACCTGAAAAAGAACTACTAGACAGTATTACAGAATTTAGACGTGAGTTTAAAGAACGTCCAGGTTTTGAGAAGGGTTCGCCTAAACGTGCAAACAAAATTGGACATTATCAGCGTCTCGAAGAAAAGCAAGGCAAAGCAAACATGCCAGGACATGTTCGTGCTAGTATTAACTGGAATACACTCAAGCGTATGAATGGTGACAAGTACTCGCAAGAGATTGTTGACGGTATGAAAGTTATTGTTTGTAAGCTCAAGCAGAACCCACTAGGATATACAAGTGTTGCTTATCCAACAGATGAGCTACGTATTCCAGACTGGTTTAAGGAACTGCCATTTGACGGTGATGCAATGGAAGAAGTCATCATTGATAACAAACTAGATAACTTGATCGGTGTTCTGAAGTATGATTTAGAAAGCACAAAACAAAATACAACATTCAATAGTTTGTTTGATTGGGGTTGACAAATCTAAATAGTAGTGTTAGAGTTAATTATGGAGTGACGTATGAAAGTAGGTATTACATTTAGTGCTTTTGATTTGCTACACGCAGGGCATATCGGTATGTTGCGTGAAGCACGAGCAAACTGTGATTATCTTATTGTAGGGTTACAAACAGATCCTACAATAGATCGTCCTACAGAAAAAAACAAACCAGTACAAACACTAGTAGAGCGTTATGCACAACTTAATGCTCTCAAGTTCATCGATGAAATCGTACCTTATCAAACTGAAGAAGACTTGATTGATATTTTAGAGTTGTTTCAAATTGATGTACGATTTCTAGGTGAGGAATACAGAGAAAAAGAATTTACAGGCAAGGATGTGTGTCGTAAACGTGGAATAGAATTACACTTTAACAAACGTGATCACAGATTTAGCACAAGCGGTCTGCGTAAACGTGTAGCCAAAGCGGAGAATGAAAATGGCAACATTACCTGAAGGACGTAAACCATTAACAGACGGTGATATGGTTATCTTGCTACACAATATGGCAAGAAGTTTTGGAGAACGAGACAAACTTATGGAAGCAGAAATGCGACAGGTTGCTGATCGTTTTTCAGAACTAGCAAAAGCAGCAGGTGTTGCACAGCATAAGGCACAGCAAGGATGACTAAAAGTAAAGCATTTTGGGAAGGCTTTCGAACTGGGTTTACAACAGCCAGCAAGTATGGTATTCCTATTGCACTTGCATTTGTGCTAGGATTAGTACTAGGCAGTTATAGTCATCCTTATGAAGTGTGTAAGCGTATGTACAACACACCTGAAGATATCAGTGAATGTGTGTGGATCAAGGAGAATCCGTAATGTGGACACTGCTTATTGTTAGTATGGTATTTGCAACAGACGATACTATGGAACCTCGTGTAACCGAATACGGACAGTACGAAACTAAACAAGAGTGTTTTGCTGAATGGTACAAGGTGAGTTCAGAATTTACACAAGGCGAAACAGCATGGTGCGAGGGAATAGATGATTAAGTACAAACTTACACTAAACGACGATACTGATATTCAGATTTACTCCAACGGTGTAGATATTCAAGACAGTGGTGCTGTAAATTTTTACAACTGGGAAAGACAGGACGAATATGTGTCTTATAAACGCACCGTTCGTGCATTTGGACCGCAACACTGGAAAGAAGTTAAAAAGGTGAGTGGCTATTGAATAAATTTATATTTGATGTGGATGGAACACTAACTCCAAGTAGACAGGTTATTGATCCTGAGTTTAAAGAATTCTTTAAAACATTTATACAGGACAATAAAGTGTGGTTAGTAACAGGCAGTGATTATCCAAAAACTGTAGAACAACTGGGTGCAGATATTTGTGAATCAGTTGTAACTGTTTATAACTGTAGTGGCAATGATGTATGGTTCAAAGGCAAGCGTGTAAACAGCAAACCATTCGAAGCACCAAAAGAACTATATGACCTAATGAATGGATGGTTACAAAGCAGCAGTTTTCCGTTGCGAACAGGTAATCACATTGAAGAACGTATGGGTACCATTAATTTTAGCATTGTTGGACGTAACTGTACACTAGGCGAACGTAAACTGTATATCAAACATGACTTAGAAAACAGAGAACGTGAAAGTATTGCATTTCAAATTAACTTAGAATTTCCTAACATCACAGCAACAGTTGGTGGCGAAACAGGTATTGACATTTATCGCAAAGGCGGCGATAAAAGTCAAATACTAGACGACTTTAACAAAACAGATAAAATATACTTTTTTGGCGATCGTATGGATCCTGGTGGCAACGATTGGCCACTTGCAAAAAAATTAAACAACCAACGCTGTTATAATGTAAAAGATTGGCGTGAAACTTGGGAAAGATTAGCATATTTTCAGGAGGCAAAGATAGCAGCATGATTATTGCAGGATATGGCTTTGTAGGTAAGGCTCATGAATTGTTATTTAAATATTTTGATGAAAATATAGAAATACACGATCCTCCGCTAGGTAAAATTGCAGATTTTTCAAATGCTAGTGCTGTAATTGTATGTGTTCCTACACCCGAATTACCAAACGGTGCTTGTGATATTAGTGCAGTTTATAATGTAATATCTCAGTGTAATAAAACCACACCAATTTTAATCAAAAGCACTATACATTTACAAGGTTGGCAATTTTTAAAAGAAACATTTCCAGAGCATCGACTTTGTTTTAGCCCAGAGTTTTTACGTGCTGCTAATTACATGAATGATATAAAAAACATCGATAATGTTATACTAAGCGGCGATACAGACTATTGGCGTGATCAATACAGTTACAACTGGCCTAAAATTAAAATTAATATTGTAAACCCCAAAGAAGCAATTGCTATTAAATATTTCCGCAATTCTTTTTTAGCAACTAAAGTTAGCTTTTTTAATGAAATGTACGATTTTTGCACTGCATACGGAATTAACTTTGATCAAGTTAGAGGTGGCGTAGCAGCTGATAGTCGTATTGGAGACAGTCATACGTATGTATGGCCCAATGAAAATGTAAGAGGATTTGGAGGAGCATGTTTTCCTAAAGACACAAAGGCTCTATTAAAAATGGCAGAAGAAGTAAAAATAAATCTAAATACACTGAGTGCAGCAGTGTATTATAACACTAAAATAAGACTTGACAAAGACTAAAAAATCTAATATAATCAAATGAATAATCGGAGAAACACATGCAAGACATTTTACAAGACATCGTAAGCCATACACACAAACTAGGCTTTATTACTACACTAAAAGTTACAGCAGAAGATACAACTAACATCGAGTCAATGGCCGAAGATCGTAGTGTTATTATGACTGCAACTACACATAATCCAGTTGGCGAATTTGTTGGCACATTTGGTATGCCAGACTTAGGTAAACTAGCATATCATCTTAACAACCCAGAATACAAAGTTGAAGCAAACATCAACGTTGTACAAGCAGAACGCAATGGCGAAACTATTCCAACACACATTCACTTTGAAAACAAAGCAGGCGACTTTGAAAATGATTATCGTTTTATGAATCGAGCAATCATTGAAGAAAAAGTTAAAAGTGTAAAGTTTAAAGGTGGTAGCTGGAATGTTGAGTTTGAACCAAGCATGGCAGCAATTGCACGTATGAAACTTATGGCAGGTGCTCACAGCGAAGAAACTGTATTCCAAGTTAAAACAGAAGATGGCAATCTTAACTTTTATTTTGGTGACTTGAATACACACGCAGGTCATTTTACATTTGAACATGGTGTTGAAGGCACACTTACACATACTTGGGCGTGGCCAGTAGCACAAACTATTGCTATCTTAAACTTGGACGGTGATAAAACTATGAGTATCACAGACCAGGGTGCTATGAAGATTTCAGTAGACAGCGGCATGGCAAAATACGATTACATTCTACCGGCACAGCAAAAATAATGAAAACAAACCTAACTGAAACACAAAACGACTACGCTGTATTCTTGCCCAGTATTAGTGGCTTTTATGCTACGTTTGTGGGCAAACAACGATACAGTGAATATGTTGATTACAATCGTGTTCCAGCAGGTATTGGTGAAGTAGAAGCCTTAAACTTTTTGAATCCAAGCAAAGGAGCCTTCCATTACAAGTGGGCTCTTTATTCTGCAGGACACGCAGAACTTGACACAAACAAGTTCAGTGAAAAAGAAGACATGCTACGCAACCGTGATAGAGATAACAGTTGGTTGCTAGGAGACTCTGGTGGGTTCCAGATTGCTAAAGGACTTTGGGAAGGCGATTGGACTGATCCTAACTGTCCAAAAGCTGCTAAAAAGCGTGAGCTGGTTGTAAACTGGATGGAAGAGTACATGGACTATGGAATGATGTTGGATATTCCAACTTGGACATTCCAAGATCCTAAAGCAGCAAAAGCAGCAAACATTCACAGCTATCAAGATGCTGTTGACGCAACGCACATCAATGCACGTTACTACATGGCTAACCGTCGTGGTAACTTTAAAGTGCTAAATGTGTTGCAAGGCAGCAATCATGCTGATGCAGACAGTTGGTACGAAGAGTTTAAAGGTTATTGTGATCCAAAACAATACCCAGATACACACTTTAACGGCTGGGCAATGGGTGGTCAGAACATGTGTGACGTACACTTGATTCTGCGTCGACTTGTGCATATGATTCATGACGGATTGTTAGAGCAAGGTTTGCATGATGTTATGCACTTCCTTGGTACTAGCAAACTAGAGTGGGCTGTGTTGCTTACAGACATTCAACGTGCTGTTCGTAAGTATCATAATCCTAACTTTATGATTACATACGATTGTGCATCACCTTTCCTTGCTACTGCTAATGGTCAAGTTTATCATAGCATACGAGTCGAAGATCGCGGCAAGTGGAGTTACATGATGTCGCCAAGTGCTGATGATAAAAAATATGCAACTGATACACGCAGTTTTAAAGATGCAGTCGAAGCAGACGGCATACTTGACGCATTTGAAGACTCACCTATTAGTATGCATTGCAAAATCAAAGACATTTGCATTTACAAACCAGGCGATGTAAACAAAATTGGCAAAGAAGGTAAAACTTCGTGGGACTCATTTAGTTATGCACTGCAAATGGGTCACAACGTTTGGATGCACATTGAAAGTACTCAACGTGCTAACGAGCAATACGATGCAGGATTGTTTCCGTATATGCTCATTGATGAACGATTTGAGCGTGTTGAATTTAAGCAAGTAGTAGATGAGATTTTTAGTTTAAAAGATAGAGAAAAAAGTCTTGCATTAATCGACGAATACAGTCGTTTCTGGATGCAAGTTATTGGTACTCGTCTAAATGTTGGTAAAAAGACTGTAAACGCAAGTACTAACTATGCTAAACTAATGGAAGAAGAACACACAGACATCACCGAAGAAATGCTCGACGACGAAGAAGCAAAACGTTGGGATAAGAAAAAAGACAAGTATATACCTGTATTGGATGGTACTCTTTGGGAGATTTAGAATGAGCAAACAAGATAGTTTACAAGCACACCTTGATCAGCTAATACGTAAACACCGCGAATTAGACGAATACATTGCAACTCAATTTCGAGGAGTGACTGTAACCGACGAAGTAAGACGTTTAAAAACTCAAAAACTTTGGCTTAAGGACGAAATACATAGAATAACACGAGAGTTAGAATCTATGGAGATTAGGATCAATGGACATTGAAGAAAAAAGTTTACGATTGACAACTTTAGAACTTGCATTAGAAGAAATTGATCGTATAATAGAAGGTATGAAGAAGGCCGAAAAGCCTCATTCTGAAGTAAACGAGTACGTAAAAAAACGTTGGGAAATATGGAACGAAATATATCAGGTGAAAAAATCATGAAACGAGTATACGATCAAGGCGAAAACATTGAAGACATTCAATACTTTGTAGGCACAGAAGTAGAACATACACCGCAGTACGGTAAAAAAACACTGTTTGTTGTAGGTATACAAAATTATAGTGATATTGTACATAGTGCAGAAATGCACGGGTGTAAGCACATTTACCTCGGTGCTAATATGAGCTGGAGCAAAGACGAGTCTTGGGACGAAATGGTATTTCCATTGTTGCAATACGGTTACTGGGTAACACTTGATTTTCCTGTGCAAGATATTGAATGGGTGCTAGAGTGCGGCTATACAGAATACAATCGCTTTATTCCAATGATTAGCGTAAAAATGCCTTACATTGATCTACTAGGTTACAATGCTTGTTTAAAAATTGACGACAAAGACTTTGACGCAAGCAATCCAGGTGTTTGGGTGCATCGTGTACACGATTTAAAAAATAAATCAGTGTTCACAGATTGGTCTAAATATACCACAGACACAATCATTGGTTGACAAAATGACACAAGAACGTTATTATGATTATATGTTAAGACGCTATAGAGAGGAAGAAGGCAAATTGACAGAAGCAAGTACAACTATTAATGTACCCATGACAACAGCAAAACGCAGTATTTGGGTAACCTTTACCAAAGAGGGTATTCACAAATATCCAGCAGCACTAGAAGATCCTAAACTTGCTACTGGTGATGAGTATGATGTGAGTTTCTTAGGATACCCGCATCGACATACTTTTCATTT